GCAGGTGGGTACTTCAGCAACAGCTTGTCCAGCGCATCTTGGGTCTTGGGGCCAGCCGCGTACTCGTTACGAAGCTGTGTTCTGAGTTCGACTGTGTTGCCGGAAGTGGGTGCCGCAGTGGGGCGGGTGGCCGTTGGAGTTGTGGCGGTCGCGGGAGTAGCCGCAGGCCGTGCGGCGTTTATTGCTGCCGTCAATGCGGCCAAGCCAGAGGCGTTTGTTGCCGAGGCTGCTGCTGTCGCTGCTGCCGTATTAGCCGCCGCATTCGCCGCTGTATTTGCCGTTGTTGCCGCTTCTGAAGGCCGCATCGCCGCCAGCAATTCATCCAAACTGGTTGCGCTCAGACCGCTGCTGGCTTCGTAGGTAGAACCCCGGTTGTATGGGTTGCTTTGCGCAGCGTCGCGCAGTTGCTGCAAGGTCTGCTCGTTGGAGGAAACAACATTCCCCTTTTCATCGCGGAACGTGGCCCCACCGCCGTAGTTGATGCCGCCCGAGCCGGGACGCCGCCCCACAGGAGGCGCTGTCAGCATGTTGCTTGTGGCCGTCAGCTTGGGGATTTTGCCTTGATAGCCGGTGGGTGCCGCGTTGTTTGACTTGGATGCAGCCAGCAAACCGCCGCCAAGGGCCATCAGTTTTTTAAGGTCGTACTCGCCATTCGTTTTAAACAGGTCGAGCGCTTTTTGACCAAGCCCTTTCACCTGATCCCACACACCAGCCTTCCAGAGAGCGTCAGCCTCTTCTTTGGTGAAGTCATGGTCCTGCGATTCGCCGCCAGCAAAGTCTGGCGATGCCGATGGCGGCGTTGATGGGAAGCTATCCAACTCGCGGGGGTTAATTAACTGGCCGGGAGACTCTTCTGGCTCGCCATCGTCTTCGTAATATCCATATTCCAGAATAGCGCCGTCTTCGTCGTACGTTGGGGGTACATATCTTCTTGCCATGTCAGCTCCTTAAAAGCCGCGCAAGTTCGCGGGCTCGTGTAGCGGTATCACCTGCCGGAGGCGCAGACATGGTGGTTCCAAAAATATCTTCCATCAATTGTACGTCTGCAGAGTTATCCTGACCAGATGACACAATCGTTGGTGCGGCTTGCTGCCCGCCGCCCAAAAGGGATGCGAGCTGGTTGATGTCGATGCCCTGCCCCGGCTTGGTTGGAACCTTGGCCACCCCCGCAGGTGGCTTTGCCGCAGCGCCCGGAGTTTTGGGGACACCTGCGCCAGCGCTGTTCATGATCTGCTGGCCAGTCAACGGCGTCTTGCTGTTCTGCATGTAGCTGGTGTCGATCACCGTGCCGTCGGGCAGAGTCCAGTTGCCAGTGTCTGGGTTGTACTGGTAGTCGTCCATGGAGCCAATGTTGGTCCCCGAGGTCTCATTGGTCAGATCACCGAAACTCAGGGCACCGTTTTCATCCGGCATGAAGTGGCCCGTCACCTCGTCAAAGTACCCCTTGGTTTCCGGGGCATAGGTGGGCGGGGCAATATAGCCCTCACCGCCCGGGGCAAAGTACCCCTCAATCATGTCGGAGCTTTTCGGCCCGTCGAAGCCGCCCTTTGGCAAAAACCCAGCACCAGCCTTGATGATGGCCGCTGGGTCCTCGCTTTGGAGGGCCGTGACCATGCCAAGCGCCTTGCCAATGTCTTGTGTGGAAAACCCGGCCACCTCAGAAACACCAGCCAAGTTCGCCCCGCCAAGCGCAGCGCCCAGCAGGTCCTTGCTCTCCAGCGCCTTGAGCACGGTCGCAGCCTGCCGTACGTTGTTGAGTGTGTTTGCCGTCTCGACACTCGCCCCGAGTTTGCCAGCCAGCGGCACTGCGGCGCTCAGGCCAGACAGCAGCGCCTTTTCCCAATCGCCTTTGGATGCCGCGTATGCTGCATTGGCAGCAGCGATGTACGGGCCGACGCCGGGGATGAACGGGGCAACCATGTTGACGGCAGGGCGCAGGAAGTCCTCACGAAACTCCATCCAATCGCTTTGCTTTGGTGTTGAATAGGCCACAGGCGTGCCATCAGGGGCAAACTGCAACTGGTATTCGTTACCATAACCCCACATGGCAGGAAGCTTTACAGCCGCGCCTGTAGGCTTGTGGTACAGCTCTTTCTTCCGAAACATTTCTGGAGTGTTATACCCCTCTTCCATGCTCTCAACTTCGCGCTGACCAAGATCGTAAATTGAGCCAGTGCCCGTCTCGGCCAGTCGGAACGCTGTGTCCCAAATGGCATCATCCGCCCCAATGTCGCCGCCATGCACCGGCACTTTGAACTTTTTTTGCTGGTCAAGCAGCTCTTGATGGATAGCAATAACTCGATCTGCAAAGTCTGCGTTCTGACCTGCTTTTGACCCCTCCTCTGGGGTGTATATGCTGCGAAGCAAGTCGGCTGTCATGTCGCCTTCGCGCAGGCGTTTTGCGTACTCTTCGTACATATTAAACCTTCACTTTCAAGACGTTGGACGCCGTGGTGTCCCGGTATACATCACCCACGCGCAAGTTGGCCACGTCAGCTTGAGTTGGCAGCGTGTTGATGTCGATGTTTAAACTGGCAACATTGAGCTGCTGCACAGCATTGATCTGCTTGAAGAACAAGTTGAAGATGTTCTGCATCTGGTCCATGAACGCAGTGGTGTACTCCTGCGGTGCAGCAGTGGGCCGAGGTGGTGTTACGCGACTGAACATGCCCATGGTTATCTCCAGTGTAGAGCTTCTAACTCTTTGCGGGCGGTAGCAGCTTCCTCTAGCGTTGCAAAACACTTGGAGTAAAAAGATTTTTTGCCGAGTGTCACTTTTGCCATGTACGTACCACTGTGTGTTTTTGAAACACCCGTGACCCCGGTTCTGCTATTGGCTCGCACCCGAACATTTCTGTTCTGTGTTTTTACACCAGCCCATCGGCAGTTTTGCGGCTCATAGTTTCCATAAACATCAATCCGATCAAGCGTCTCATCCCCGGAGGGTTCACCCATGTCTGCGGCAAACGCAAGGTAGTCGTGCCATTTCTCACAAACAATGACTCCACGGCCTCCGTATGCGGGATAGTCCTTGTCGGCTGCATTGTGGCAACGACGCATCATTGCTCTCCAAGTGTTGTATGAAGATTTGTTCCAGCATCCGTGCTTTGTTATCGCTTCTTTTACGGCGCACCCGCACGATGTCGTGTTCCCGGTAACCAATGCACCCGATGGGATTGTTGTCGTATTGCCGCAGTCGCACAAGCATTCCCACAAAACTTTTTTGTTGCGATCTCGGCCTGCCGCACCAACCACGAGCAACCGAGAAAAACGCTGACCTAGCCTGTCAATAAATTTTGGCATTTCAAAGCTCCTGTTTAAGAGAAGCTTGATCGTAACATACAATCCGATCATAAATCTACCGCCTGCCATCAGGTCTGAGGTCAAGTCGGGGAGCCCCGAGCTGCCACGTCACGCCAAGCCCATCGCTCTCCACCTTCACAGACATCTGACGTGCCCGCACCCGGGTAAAAATCTGGCCGGTGAATTCTTCAATCGGCAGAACTGCGGTGCGCGTGATGGGCCGGTTGTTCTCGCCTCCCACCGAAGGAGGTGTGGTGTAGCCAGAACCCGAGTTCTTCAGAGGCTGCATGTACATCCGGGCCGTAGGAGATGCGGCGTCAGACCCCCGAAAAGTGATGTCCGGCAGGACGCGGTACAGGAACATGAAGTTGTGCCCGTCGTCCAGATCGAATTCAGCGGATGTGATCGTTGCCGCAATTGGCGTTGATGTGGCCGTAGAGTTGTCGTCCACGCCAGACTCATGGTTCACGATGTTGTTCAGGTAAGTCGCAGCAATCGGATAGTCCCGCAAGCCGGAATCCAGCCATGCCGAGCGGCTCATGTTGCCGTAGTACCAGATGTCTTCAAGGTAGTTGTAGATCGCATACTTGTCCACCACGGTAGAGCCCGCCGAGCAGTAGAACCACCAGACCTCATTGAAGCCCTCGTTCGTTCCTGCAAACACCTGCGAGTACTGGTCTTTGTCAAGATCAGAAAAGATGTACTGGCGCAGGTCGCAGCGCAAGGTTTGGACTCGACCGTCGTACTTGTAGAACTTGTCCACGCCCATCCAGAACGTGACCCCGGATGCGATAGTGACGGCGTTCTGACTGACGATGGAGGTGTTGTCGGCCAGCAATGTTGCGCCCCACACAGCAGGTGGCCCAAGGTATTGCATGGCGTACACAGCGTTGTCAGTGAACACAATGATCTCTTGGCGCGACTGAATGGCCGTGATGATTTCTGAACCCCGGGATAGCTGCAGGCTACCCGCTTGGTTTGTTGCCGCTGGCGTCCAGTTTATTGCGCTCTCTTGGTCGGACCAACGGATCAGCATTGGGCTTTGGTCGGCACTTCCATAATCATTGCAGCCAAAGGCCAGCACGAAGCGGCTCACGTCCGAAACCAGAATGGTGTTCTGCACCGTGGGCACATCCGAAGCGCCGAGCGCATCAGCCAAATTGGTTGCCCGGGTTCCTGTGCCAGCCGAAGAGTCCCAGTAGTAAATGGCTCCGCCTCGTGGCCCGAAGATCAGGTCTTCGCCAAAGTTGAACTGGCTCCAAAGGCGAAGCGACTCCAAGGATGAAGTGCCTGTACCCCATGGGCCAGTACCCCAACCGCCAGCGCCCCAGCCGACCACGGGAACCGCAAACTCAAAACCCGTATTGATCTGGTACGCTGCAACAACCGAAGCCCCGCCGCCCGGGGAGCCAGATACGTCCGTGGCGTTGGCGGTGGCCGAGACGGTGATGGTGTACGTGTTTACATCCACCACGGTGACTTGATACTCCGCGTTGAGCACGCCAGCCGTGATGTTGCCGCCAAGTCCCACGGCCCCGCTAAAGGTCACGAAGTCCCCGGTGAAACAGCCATGCGCTGTGTCCGTGACAGTGATGACGCTGGAGCCAAGCGTGGCAACAAATGGGTTGCTGTTGATGGTGGACGAGGCTCGTATCGGCGTGATGTCATAGTAAGAGCCGCCGCTCTCAATATAGAACTTGAGGTTGGTGCCCACGCCCAGCAGGTTGGCCCCGCCCAACGTCACCCAGTTCCAAAGCGAGCGGCACACGCCAAGGAAGGAGTTTGCCGAGATTCGATTCCAGCCGCCGATCTTTTCGGGTGTACCGGAGCGGAAACGAATCTTGTCGCACTCGTACCAGCCAGCAGAATACGCGCCGTTGACCCCCGTGGGTCCGACATTCTCTGAAAGGTAGCGCGTGTTTTCGCGGCTCACCCCCGGGCGAAACAGCAATTTCTTTAACGGCATAAATACCTCAAGCGGTTAAGACGTTGAGGGCGGTATTGATATGCGCAACCCTGTCTGCAAGCCCGATTGTCCCACCGTTGATCTTCTTTGTCATCCCGGTGAAGTCCTTGGCGTCGGCTTCCTTGTTTAAACCGCGCTTGTTCCAGTACCAGGCAGCCGTCAGGGCGGCGTATTCTTTGGACAGCACCAAGTCAGGATTGGCTACAAAGTCCACCCCCAAGGCGTCAGAGGCAAGGCGGTAGTTGTCTTTGCCGGTCAGTTGGATCAGGCCACGGCCACGGTACTTCCAGCCGTCACCCTCGTCGGTGTTGCCCATGCGCCCAAAGTAAACCTTGTTGGCAATCTTCTCGGGGTTACGGTGGAAGGGCTGCGCTGCCTCCTCGGATGCAAAGCGGCTCGGCCAAGTGGCGTGTAGACCCTTGGCGCTGTAGTTCAGGTTTTCTTGCAAGGTCTTGAAGTCGCCCGACTCATGGGCACACTGACCGATAAAAGCAGCTTGGCGCTCTGGGGTGCTGATGTCAAAACGCTGGAATGCCGCTGTCAGTGGCTCAAGCCAAGACGGGTCAATGTGCATTTCCTTGAGCTGGTCTTCTGTCATTTCTTGCTCCGCATGTCAGCCAACTTCTCAACCGTTCGGCCACCGAAGTAAGCCAAGAAAATGATCTGCCCCCACTGGCCCAGCAACTGGACGTAGGATTCCTGCGCGTTGTATCCGTAGGCAGACATCATGGTGAATACGAAGTAGGCTACAAATATGGCGATCAGGGCCATAGGGCGAATGTTCTTGGACAGCCACGAGTCAGACCCCATGTCAGAACGCCAGCGCTCTGTGATGGACGTTTGCTCAATCTCAAACAGTTTGGTGTCGTTGGCCATCTTGGCCAGCTCCCCGTCTTGCGCCATCTGGGCAAGGTCCAGCTGCGCCTTGGCTTTGGCCTCTGGGTCAGGGATCAGTTTGTCGATGAGCTTGCCGCCCACCTCAAGAAGTGCTGTCAATGGAAACATCGATTACCCCTTTAAATCAAAACTGAGGTTGGTGTGGCGGGGATACTGCACAACGCGCTCCCCTTCAGGACATTTGTATTTGATGGTTGCCAGCAGAGTCGCTTTGCCGCTGGCAATCTTTTCTTTTTGCACCATCGTAAGTTGGTACGTGAATGTATCAATTTCTGGCCCTGCTGGGCCGCTGAACTTGCTTGCGGTGGTTGTGGCCTCATGCACCATGCCCGCTGCATCACGGATGCTCGGCGTAAAGCTCTCAACAGAGCAGTCGTCGCGCTTCTTGATCCGCGCAACCGTAACGGTGATGGGCTGTCCAGCCTCTGCCACGATCTTAAAATTCTCCGGCGACCATTCAATGATTGCCCTGTCAAACCAACCAAATTTATCAGCAAGCGTGTAACTGCCGCCTAGTGCGGCAACACTGGCGACAATCGCCCCAATAGCTTTGGTTACGTCAACCATAAAAACT